TATTGAAGTATTGCAAAAGGATAAAAAGCAAGAAGCTGAAAAGAATAAGATTGTTACTGATTCAATTTCTTCACTTGCTTCTAAGGTTACACTTGGACAATTAGACAGCCAAAGTGCAAAGAATATACTTATGTTTTCTTATGGGGTAACTGAAGAAGAAGCGGACCAACTTATCCCAGACAATCCAACCACAGAAAATACAGGAACCAATGAGTAAAAAAGGATATAAAAACGACGCTTCCAATTCTGGAGGTAAAAGCAGACGAAAACAACAGGACCGTTGAAGGTTACTTCGCGGGGTTCAACAATGTTGATTCTGACAATGACAGGATTCTTCAAGGGGCTTTCGCAAAGTCTATTCAAGAACATGGACCAAACAGCGCAAGCAATCGCAAAATTGCGCATTTAGCTTATCATGATACAAGAAGACCGCTTGGAGTACTGGAAGAATTGAAAGAAGATTCAAAAGGCTTATATTTCCGTTCTAAAATGGGGACGCATACGGAAGGAAACGACTTCTTAAAAATGTACCAAGAAGGAATCATTCGAGAACATTCAATCGGTTTCAATTATTTAGCTGATAAAATCACAGCAGTAGAAGACGAAGAAAGGGGGACAATTTGGGATATTTCAGAAGTGAAATTGTGGGAAGGTTCAGCCGTTGTTTTTGGTGCAAATTCAGAAACCCCGAATTTATCAATCATAAAAAGTCAAGAGGACTTAAACAAAGAACTTGAAAAGTTAAACGAACGTATGGAAGTATTCACGAAGGCTTTAACTGACGGAAAACTTTCAGAAAAATATAATAATCTTTTTACATTGGAGCTGATGCAAATTCAGAAAGAATATAATTCACTTATTACTTTTGAAAAGCCGTTGAAGGACACTTTACAAGAGGAAAAAGCCGAAATTCAAGAAGAAGAAGCACAGGACCAAAAAGAAGAAGAAAAAACAAATTCAAAACGTAAATTTCTATTATAATGGCAATCGGACTATTAACAGGGTTAAAAACTCTAAGAACAGTAACAGCGGAAGAAAAAAAGGCAATGACAGACGAGCAATTAATTGCTTTAACTGAAGAAAACACAGCGATTCAAACGGAAAACTTCAGAATTTTCAAAGAATATGCGGAAGCAGAAGAAAAAGAAAAGTTGAAATTGAAAGAAGCTGTTCAAAAGCAAGGTGAAAAAATCACAGCTTTAAAAGCGACGCCTTCTTCTCACTTAGCAGAATTCAAAAGAGAGAATCACGAAAAATTAGTATCGGCAATTAAAGCAAAAGCCGGAAAGCAAAAGCATGAATTCAAGCTTGATTCAAAAGCACTTGTGAATGATGCTTCAATTAGTGGTTCAACTTATTCTCAAAGAATTTCTGAAATTGGAAAACAACCGGTTCGTGTTGTTGTCATGGAATCTTTGTTCAATGCTGGAGAAGTTGGGGCTGATAGCGGAAACAAAATCACTTACGTAGATCAAGACAGCTTGAACCGTAACGCTGACACAGTTGCAAACTGTTCAGCAATTCCAGAAAGTGAAATTACTTGGATTGAAAGAGATTTAGACATCAAGAAAATTGCTGATTCGATTCCAGTTTGTAAAGATACTTTAGAAAACTATTCTTTTATCCAGACTGAAATTGATACTTTCTTAATGGAAAACATGCGCTTGAAGACTGATGAACAATTGTTGCTTGGCGACGGTACAGGAAACAACCTTGTTGGAGTTGATTCAGTTGCACAAGCTTGGTCCGTTGGTGCCGGTTCTCCAATTGAAAGCCTTGCCGGAAGTGTTATTTCTGCAAATATTCACGACGTTTTAGAGGCTGGAATTTGTCAAGTGATCCAGTCGGGACAAGGAAACCGTTCTTTTTACAATCCAACAGCTATTCTTGTGAACCCTGTTGATGCTTGTAAAATGGATTTATTAAAAGATTCTGAAGGGAGAAAACTATATCCGGACGGAGTTACCGAAATTAACGGCGTGCCTGTTATTCGTACAATCTTAGTACCTGCAAATGAGGCTTACGTTGGTGACTTCACAAAAGGAACTGTTTACACTTTGCGAGAAATGGAAATGGAACTTGCTGACCAACATGGAACAGATTTTCTTTCTGATACTTTAAGACTTAAAGCGACATTAAGAAAAGGTTTATTAATTCGTAACGTATGGGCGAATGCTTTCTTAAAAGTTGCTGATATTGCAACAGCTGCAACGGCTTTAACTCAATCATAATTTAACAAAGCCCCCTTATTAAAGAGGGGGTTTTTTATCTTTTTTAATCATGATTATAGAATTCATAAAGGACCATTCAATTGGTATAAAAAAAGGGGAAATCAAGAAAGTTGAAGAAAAGCAAGCTAAAAGATTAATCAAAGAAGGATATGCAAAAGAAAGCAGTCTTGAAGCAATTGAAAACTTTCGCAAAGGTTTGGACCAACAAGCAAAAGAAAAGGTTTCAGAACTTGAACAAAAACAAGCTGAAGCAGTAAAAGTAAAAGAAGGGAATTCAATCAGCACAAAGAAAAAAGATTGTGGCTGTAAAGATAAGGAACAAGAAGGGAAGAAAATCGGAGGTTGTGAAGAGTGCAAAAAGAAAGCGGAAGCAGCAGCACAAAAAAAGACAGTTGTAAGAAAAAAAACAACAACTAAAAAGAAATAAGAAATGATAATTTTGAAAACGTCTGACTTTAGCGAAAGGGGAAACAAAGCTTTGCGGTTCTGTTCAAGAACTTCAAGCGTATATTGATCGATACGAAAAAACGTATTTAATCGACTTGCTGGGCTGCGAACTTTCAGAATTATTTATTGCTGATTTGGTTGACGGGGTTCCAGTTACACCAATTTATCAAAATCTTTATAACGAAATTTGTGTGGACCTTTCAAAAGGGTTTGATATTTTTTATTATGGTCATTGCGGATGCAAACCCAAAAGAATCATTTCAAGGGGTATTAAGTCAATGCTACAAGCTTTTATTTTTTTTGAATACATGAGGGACCAACCAAACGCGAAAGGGCTTACAGGCGTAAACAAACAAAAGGCGGAAAACTCGGAAATGGTCCCGTTTGGAAAGTGGGGGATTTCAGCTTATTACAATGAAGGAATAAAAGACTTTCAAAATATTCAATATTATATTCACGAAAACGAAGAAAATTATAATTCTTTCAACGGAATAGAAAAAACAATTACCACAACATTATTTTAAAAAAAATCATGGGAGTAAAAGGAATAACAACAAACTGTTCAACTTTAAACCAATTTTATTTCTTAGATGACGCAACAGGCGAAGAAATAGACGGAACTTTTGCAGCGGGTTCGTTCACTACTGAAGAAGTTGAAACAAATCACGGGGGAAACTTTCAAATTCAAATCGGTGCGAGTTCTGGAGCAAGTGGAGAAATTACACTTCAACAAAGTTCAGATTTAATTTTCTGGGATGACCTTCCAAATTCAACAGCGGTTCCAGTTCCTGTTGATGACTCGGTAACTTTTGAAGATTTCTTTTTAACAGGTCGTTATTTACGTGCGGTTTATACTGAAACAACGGCTGGAAATATTTCAATGATTTTAACGCAAAAAATTTAATCATGGGGCAAACGATAAGAATACATGAGCAGACCGGCGGCGGGGGTGGTGGTATTACTTCGGTCAATGGGGATACTGGTCCAGCGGTTGTTTTAGATGCTGATAATATAAGCGATACAGGAACCACAAATAAATTTGCAACACAAGCGGAACTTGATCAGATTAGTACAAATAATACTAATATTTCAAGCAATACAACAGAAATAAACCGATTAAAAGGAAGTACAACAGTTGCAAGTGTTGCAACATTAACGGCAAATGTAGACAATAATTCTTTTGTACAAATAACAGCACAAGCCCAAAATTTGACAATTGCAGCCCCAACAGGAACGCCATTTCTTGGGCAAAAGCTCATAATAAATATTACAGACAACGGGACCACAAGAACAATTTCTTGGAACGCTGTCTTTAATGTTGTGGGGGTAACATTACCAACAGCAACAACACCAAACAAAAGTATTTATATTGGTTTAATATACAATAGTAATACAAGCAATTGGGACGTTGTCGCAGTAAAAGAAGAAGTTTAAAAATATTATGTTTGTAATAATCACAAAAATAGAACTTGAAACCGTTGATACTTTAAAGCATACTGAATTCGGTTATACTACTGATTCAAGTATTACTGAACAAGTTAATCAAAATTATGATGTGGGGCTTGGTGTATATTTAGCTCAAAACAGAACAGGTTTAGAAAATGGAAGTATAAAGATTGACGGCTTTTTTACTGGTGGAACAACTCACACTTACGAAGCAAGAATGACGGTTGATACAATCGAAGGGCTTGAAATATTAGAAATCACAAATATAAACGAATTACCTTAAATCATGGCGGTAGCAATCGGAAACAAAACACAAGCGAACCCAACACCAGCGGCGAGTTTTTACCAACTTAACCACAACCAAAATGCGGGTTCTGATCGGTTGCTTATTGTAAGCGTAGCCATGACCACAACAAGAAGTTTTACAACAGCAACTTACGGAGGTGTGGCCATGACGCAAGTTTTTGTTCGTAATTTGGGAGGACTTTCACAAACAACAAAGCTTTATGTTTTGGAGAATCCCCCAACAGGTAACAACACATTAAGAGTAAATTTTACAGGTAACCAATTCAACCCAATTTCAATATATGCTTTAAGTTGTACAGGAGCGCAAGCGGGCGGAAACTTCTTAAATTTAGCCGGTTCCTCATCACCAAAAACAGCAAGTATTTCAGTTTCCGACGGTTCTTTCATCTATTCTTATGGTATTTCAACAAGTGCAATCACAAGCATTCAAATACCACAAGGGAACGCAAGACCAGCAGAATTTACACATAATACAAATAGACAAGTAAGGGGCGGCTTAAGTGCTTCAAGTCTTACGGCTGGGGCTTACAATATTAGACATGTTACAACTTTTTCAAGTGTAACAATGCACACTTACGAAATACAAGAAAAGGCAACAACGCCAGCAACAGACAACGGGGACTTCTTTTTGATGATGTAAAAAAAATTAAAAAAATGGGGCAAACGATAAGAATACATGACCAAAACGGGGGAGGCGGTTCAACAGTTCAAAACGGTTTCATTGATTACAATGATACAACCGGAACAGTAACCATTCCTTCAAATACTTGGACCACAATCCCAAACAACGGGCTTGGAGCTTTTACAAACAAAAATTACAAACCTTCAGGGGTGACTGAATTAATGGACACTTCAACGGGTGCAATTGATACAACACAATTAAGTCTTGGTGATACGATCATTATAAGAAATGATTTCAAAATAAACCCCAATACAAACAACGCTTTGTTAGAATTTCGTTATCAATTGGGTTCTGGTGGGGGTTTGTACACATTGGAGACAATTGTCGGAAGATTAGACAGCGGAAGCGGTCAAGATTATAGATTTTCTTTAAAGCCCGACTTAATTTATATGGGGGACGAAAATACACGATTAAACCCGATATTTTTACAGGTTCGGTTAAGTACAAACGGAACGCTTTTAAATGCGGGTACTGTTATTCAAGTAATTAAAAGGTAAGTCATGAGTATAAAAATATAT